AATTGAATTGTAAAAGTTCCGCTTGATACAGTTTTATCACCACCAAATGCAATTGCAGCAACTGCTTTGTTAGATGCCGATGAATTATAAATTAATGCACCGTTAGCTGTAAAAGATGCAGATGTAAAACTTACGTCATTAAAATCACAAACCGCCGTTGATGAATCTAAAGTTGGCGTAACACTTGTAAGTGTTGCACCTCCAGATGTATACGCTGTTCCTGAAGAATTTGTGATTTCATTAGTTGTTGCAAAAGCTGTTGTGCCTGCTCCTAATGTTGCTGAACTTGTAAATAGTGCTATTTTAAAAGTGTTTCCTGTAGTCGCTGTAAAGTTGTGCGTTCCAACTAAAAGCTCTTGTTTAAAGCTGTTACAAATTGCTGATGTTATTGCCATAATTAATCTCCTACGGGTTTACTGAGTTTATTGGTATACGAATAGTGCCATCTGTGTAGTCATCTCTTCGTCTTCTACCAACTTGCTCGGTAGCAAACTTTTGTAGTTCTTGTTTATATTTATTTTCATATAATGTCAACATATCTATCGGACCTTTTAAAAACCCATATGCCTCTGATAAACAGCAATATAATAAACCATTTGGAAAGTTAAGACTAATATAATTAGTGTCATCGTTTTCTAGTAAAACAGGCATGAAGTTAAAATGTACTCTAAATTGATATGCCTGGTCTGGAGTTGGAGATACTATAATACGGCCTGAAGTAGTGTCAGACTCTCCTGTTGCCCCACCATACATAGCATAATATTTAGGTTTGCCTCTTTTTGCAGACTCTGTAGATGGAATATATTCTTGTAAATACGTGTAATCTTTTTTTTCTAAATATGAATTAGAACCTGTAACAGCTGATGTTGAATCGTAAACTTGTATGGCTCTAACAAACAAACATCCTGCTGGAGCATTAACTTGATTTTGCCCTGCAACAAACCCACCTGTTTGTTGTTTCCTATCAGCATCAATAGGAACATCCCGCATTATTCTGTATTGTGAGTTTAAAATTATGTTTTCTAAAACAGCGTCTGTTAAAACATTTGAGTCTGTTTCTGTATAACTTCTAATCTGTGTTTTTAATCCTGATGCACTTAATCCTGCCATTATATTATACCTGCAACCTCTCTACAAATAGGACAGCTTTTTTTGTGTCTATTGTGTGTTCCACATTTTACTGCTTTTCCATTAACGTCCGTATATAATGGGACATCTGGTTCCGCTGGATGTAAATACAAAGCTTCATGTGGATCTACTTCATCACATTTGCAAGCCTTAATACCAAACAAATTACAAATAAAATTTTTAATTTTTTTAATCATGCCGTTACCGTTACTGGCCCCGCTGATGCAGAACCGCCTCCTCCCGTTTCAGTTATACTAGATGTTGTCGCTGTTGCAAAGGTGTAATTATCATCATTTACTTTAGTAATTAAATAACCCGTAGCTAAATTTATAGTTGCTGCTGCAACCCCACCAACAACTTCTGCATCTCTAAATCTAACTCTATCATTAGTTGATCTACCGTGATCTGGTTCATTTACAGATATAGTTGCCGACCCATTTGTTGTTGTAAAAGCATTTAAAGGTAATAATTTAGGAACAGCTGTCTCCACTCTGTCTGGTCTTACGTGTCTTAAAGATATAGAATCACCATTCATAGGTTTTGGTTCTAACTGTGGCTGCTTTGGTTCAAACTCTGACACGTGCACAAATGCACCATTCCATTCTCTAACCATTTCTTTGTATGGAAACTCCATACCAGATCTATCTGATATTGCTTTTGCGTATTTACCTGTTGCGTATTTTGCCATTAATCTAAATAACCTTTCAAGTAACTTAAATCTTTAGGTACTTTTTTTGCTTTTAAACCTATAAATCCTTTTTTCTTCATATCTTTTTTTGCCATAGCTATACCTTGTCTAACAGCAGGATCTGTTTCCATATCCCCTTTAGTTTTTAAAAGATTTGCTCTTCCTTTTAAAATTTTTTGACCTTCTTTATAAGCTCTTCCTAAACCTTTAAGTGCTATTTTTACCATTATGACCCCGGATAATATGCTTTAGGAGTAATGTGTGTGCTAGATGCAGAACCATCCTCTGCTAATGCTCTTGCAAACTCATCCTCATAAACTAGTTTTGTTTGTTGAATTAATGCTGGTTGATATTTCATAGATAGATAATACGCTAATCCTGATACCATGCAAGGGACAAATCTAAATGGAACATCAGTTGCATTTGTATAATCACCTACATCTTGTATTCTTTTTATAAAAAAGAAATGCATATCTTTAGATGCATTTGTTGAATCTGGTGTTGGGTAAATGTGTATAGTAACTTTATCTATAAATCTTTCCACCCAATATTGATTAGGTGTTCCTTTAGATAATTTGTTTGAAAATCCTGCATAAGTAGATCTATCTACTTTTGTCATAGGTGAATCTGATTGTGTTGTTTGAGTTCTGTTGGATCTTAACTGTGCTTCAAGGACATCGGACATACCAAAAACACTCGCTGGATCTGTTGTTGTTGCAGAAGTCCCATCATCACTAGATCTAAAAAAATCATAATCTGCCTGACCTTCTATAAGATCTAAGTTTGTTGAACCCACTTCCCAATAGTGAATACCTCTATTGCCCCATTCTTGAAACAATATATTTAAGGTTCTCCTAGCATTTTTTAATTGGTAACCAGCAACGTTTTGCTGACCTATTCTTTCAAAAGCTTCTTCTATTATTTCATCAATAGCAAAAGTTTTATCAAAAGTTGTTGTTCCCGAGGTGGTGTTAGCCATTTAACCTCCTATCCATCAAAGAATGTCGTAACACTCACTGCTGTTCCTGCTGGAATATCTATGAAAGCTCCATCATCAAACAATACTCCATCATCTGGAATATATGGATCAATATAATCTTTTGTAGTTGTTGCAACTTGAAAAGAAAATAAAGACGTCCCTGTTACAGGTGATGTGTTAAAATAAGATATGTTTCCTACAGTTCCACCAGTCGTTATGTGCATCCCTCTAACTCTCGTCCTACCAGCAGTCAATACAGCTTGTCCACCTGTGGTTCCTGCAGCATTTCCAACTGAAGTATTTGTTCCCACAGCACCACCAACAGCTATTTGAGTAACAGTATTAAAAAATTTAGTGCCTGTTACTGTAGTATTGTTTGGTCCTGTAATTGCTTCTGATAATGCATTACCTGCAATATCTGTCCCAGTCACTGTAAAAGTGACTCCAGAAATATTTCCTGCTGAAGTTATAGTAAGTTTACAAGCTTGATCTGTATCATGAAACGCACCTGTCCCAGCTGCTGCCGCTAAAGTTAAGTTATCAGCTCCACTTGTAGTTTGTAATGCAGCTACTGATGCTGTTGCAGCAGATAAACTGTTTAAGAATGTTTTGCTTTTTACGTCTGTTGACATTTGTTTCTCCTAATAGTTTGTGTGGGCCGAAGCCCACACTATCACTTATTAAAGTTCAGTATTAGCCGTTCTCTCTTTACCTGCTGAAATGTAATCTAAAGTCATTACTTTTGCAGCAGCTTCACCATTTTGAATTGCAAATGAAACAGCCAACTCTTCGTCGTCTGGTGCGTTTGTATTTACACCAGTTCCAACTTTTACGTTGTCTTTGTATACATGAAATTTTCTGTCTTTTGGATCATAATAAAATCCTAAAGTCATAAAAGTATCGTCTGCTGCAGTTCCTGCAGAGACTGTAGTTTGAGTTCCATCTTTTTCAATTCTAAAATTAATAGAAGTTGAACCATCTGCTTTATCAAAAAAGATTCCATCAGATACACCATCAATAATTGTTGTATCAGTTATAATTAAACCAATAGCAAAATCAGATTGAGTTGCGTCGCTAACTTTGAATCTAGTTTTAAAGTACAAACCTTTTGCAGCTTCGTATTTGAAAGATTCAATTACACCGCCTGAACCGCCGGCCCATTGAAACTCATCAGAATCATTGTCTGCGTCGTCGTTTGTTACAACTAATAAACCACCATCACCAGAACCAAGAGCTTCAGATGCATTACCTGAACCACCTTCAGTTGTAGTAATAACCCAGTCACTAGCTGTGTATTTGTCGAAGTCCTCATGATAAACGTGGTATTTAATCGGATCTGGTTGTTTTAATTTTTCACCAGTTCCTCCTGTCAATACGTTCGTGACTCCCGAAGTAAAGTGTGTTGTCATAATATCAGCGCCTCCTTAACGCCAGTTATTTTTTACGATAACCAATTTATTTAACGAATATATATACTAATTTTTAGTAGAGCGCAAGAGAGCCTATAGTGTGGATTGGATTTTTCCAACGATGTAGCTTTTTATTAAGTAGCTACAGAAACTTGAGGAGCCGCAGCGTCTATCTTATTTTGTGCATTAGCTTTTTCTGCTTCTGCTAGTTTGATCTGGCTAATAACTTCTCTGACTTTTCTGTCAATCTTAACCATATCCAGAGTGTATTTACCCTGTTTAAGATGCTCCTGCTCCCATTGAAGATCTAGTCCCTTCTTTTGTGTGTAAAGGGTCTCCAGATGTTGCATTATCGCCTCCATTAATAACCTCCTCGTAGGTTATTCTGTTTACTCTTGGATCCATCATTTCTCCAAGATACTCCCATTTTATATCATCTTTTCCTAGAGTGTCAACTATTGCATTTTCAATGCCTTCAGCTGAATCCTCTGATTTGACTATAAAATCTGCGTGATATTTGTAAGCGTTTATCTTAACTCTAAATAATTTCATGATCTCACCGTTTGTATTAATAAATGGGGCCGTTTTAAGGCGGCCCCATAAAATTTATTGATTACGCACCTTCTACGCCAAAGATACCTCTGAAGTCAGATACTCCAAATGAGTATCTTTCTCTAGCTTTGTATCTTACGTTTCCAGTATCGAAGTCACCTTCCATTGCAGTTGTCAATGGAGCTCTTGTGAACATTTTCATACCATTTGGTACGTCTGTAATGATGTAAAACGAATCAGCATCAGTTAGGTAATTGTTCACTCTGTATCCTTGAGGAACCATTCCCATTGAAACGATTGCGTTAATATCATTGTCAGCTGTTCCAGTTCTACCTTGAGATTTTAATAATCTCTCAGCTGTGAACTGATTCTCCGAAGGGACTATCATTTTTAGTCCTCTAGCTGCAATTCTTAGGCCTCTCTCATCAGTAAATTTAGAGATGTCAATCATTGACTGCTCTAAAGACGTCTCGTTAAGATCCGCTTGTGTTGCTAAAGTGTTTGCAACGTTTGGACCTGTAAGAGTAGGGTGAGCTGTACTAAATAAAGCTACTCCGTCTCCTGATGTGAAAGTTCCAGTTGAAGGTAATCCGTTGATTAATAACTCAACAGATTTTACCTGCTTAGCGTTACTCATAGATCTTGCTAAAGCTTTTGTGTATCTAGCAGAAAGTCTGTCGTAGAGATTATCTTCGATAGCTTCCTCTGTGATAGCAAATGCTAAAGCTACAGTCTCGTGAGTGTATCTAGCAGTGTAAGTTTCCTGTGCATCATCAAATGATACTCCAGAACCTTCACCTTTTACTTGTG